TAGGTGCTGTGTCTGATATTATTAATCCCATTATCTTATACTCTTTTCAAATCTATCAAAGATACCATCTAAATACCATATATTTTGTAAAGGTAAAGACCTTCTTATAGCTCTAGCTGTAGTGTAGTCATAATTACCACTTCCTGTATCTAACATTATTTCATATAAATTGTAACCTAAAGATCCAGCTGGACCAGCTAAACCTACTTTTTGTCTATTAGTAGCACTATATGGTTTACCAGCTCCAAGTGCTGGAGCTATGCCTAAGTTGTTATCACTCATTACTTCAACCATTCTATTAAGATCACTAAATATTCCTATAGCACCTGATCTATCAAGAGCACTAGATATTTTATCTCCTAATGGTTTTTTTTCATAATCTCTATCAAAAGCTTTTTGTCGTACCGAATCTACTAAAGCACCCATTCCTATTAAAAACCCTAACCCAATAAAAAAATTTTGATCTCTATCTTGTAATCCTCTCATCATTATTCCTTGTGTAGCAGCCATACCAAATTTTTTAAATTGAGATATTACTCCACCAAGTTGTGTATTCATCCACAAAGGAACATCTGCTTTATCAGGTGTTATAATTGTTTGTCTTATATCTTTTCTTAAAGCATTACCAAATGCAGTAGCCGCAGCTCTATCATCCCATAAATCTGATCTTGCTACTCTGCTATATTTTAAATCTCCTCTTTCTACACCACCAACACCTAATCCATATTTTTTATATTGAGCATTAATTCTTTTAGCCATGTCTATACTAATTCCTCCAGCTGCTAGTTTTGTTCTATTACTTTTACTTATTGTTCCTTTTACAGAAGCATCAACAAATTCTAATATTTTAGTACTACCAATATAAGATGATGCTGTTTTCATTCCTGTATTCCATACATTCATTAAATTTATAAATGTAAAATAAAATGAATTAGCACTACTACTCATTCTTTCAATACTATTCAATCCAAAAACCATATCATCTATATTACCAATAGTATTAGCTCTACCAGCAATAGTTAAATCTAAAGCTTCACCGACAATAGCAGCTTCTTTTTTTGACATTTTTAATATTTCTCTATTAGCTTTATTTGCAAATACTTCAAATGTTTGTCCAAATCCTTTTTTAAATCCATTTTGCATTATTAGTCTTGCCATATCTGGAGCAGCAGATAAAAATCCTGTAAGAAATACCATGTTAGAAATATTTTTATATGTTCTAATACCAGCTGGAATTGCTGTTTCTGGTCCTTCAGGTAATCCATAAGTGCCTCTTTGTAAATCTCTAGCAGCTTCAAGATCTCTTATATCATTATTCATTTCTTTAATAAGTTTTTTTCTAAATTTAGGTTTTGTTTTTACTGGAGCTACTTTATTTATATAAAACATCCATTCAATTCTTAGTTCTGGTATACTTGGTCTAAATCCTTGTCCTGGTCCTCTTAATCCCATCATACTTACATCACCAAAAACTTTAGCTATTTCAATATCTGGAATCATAGAATTAAAATATTGTTTAGTAATAAGATTAATGTTTTTTTCTAAAAATCCTTTTTCCATTAAATAGGCATCATCAAATTTCCAAACTCTATTTCTTAAATGTTTAGAAACTCCAGAAGGTTGAAAAACAACATCTAAGTCAAATGTTCCATCTTTAACAGCATCTTTAGGTATTTTGTTAAAAGGAGTACTTGTTAAAATATCATCATAAAATTCGTCTAATTGTTTAACACTTAAAATAGTACCTTCATTTTTTAAAGCTTGATTTAATATGTCTTTAGCTGTTTTAGATGGTAAGTTCCTAATAACATCTCTTCTCCAATATCTAGGTAAAAAATTAGCTCTTAGAGGACCAGTATCATTTATAGTTTTTAATCTTGCTTCCTCTGCAACTATTTTTTTATTAATTTGATCTAAAGTATAAGTCTTACCTTTTTGTATAATAGTTGTTTTTTTTTCTTTAATCATTTTATCTTTTGTTTTTTTTAATGTGGATATTGCTACTTTAGAATACAAACTAAACATTTCTTGTTCATCTGCTTCTCTACCTATTCTATCAAAAAAGTTTTGTCTTATATACCTTGCTACTTTATTTACTTGTGGTATTGCATCTTCACCTTCTTTTCTTAATAATTGTAATGTAACTCTATTTTGAAATTCATTTTTTGATAAATATTTTACGCCTTTAAATTTATTTATAGGATCTTTAAATATACCAGGCTTTCCTAAATTGTTTTCTTGATACACTTGTTTTAAATAATCTTTGTAACCTTTTTTACCTTCTTGTATAACTTCATCTACATATCTAAATTTTGTTGCAATATTAAATTCTATTGATTCTGTTGTTCCTATTCCTTTTTTATTTTTATTTTGTATCAATTTGGAATCAAATATATCTGTAGCTAATTCCCTACTTGTTAATAATCTTGATTTAGTTAATCTAAAAAATGGAGTTAAATTTGTTTTTTCTAATCCTGTAAAAGTATTTGCTATAGCTTCATCATATAAATCATCATTATAAGACCTTGACTCTCCTCTAGCTTTTGCACCACCAGATTGTGGTTTAATTTTTTTTTGTGGATTTAAAATTCGTGAATCAATTATATCTATATCTGTATATTCAGCATCATCAATAGAATCATTTTTTAATAACTTTCTTCTAGCTATTTCTGCTTCACGCATATCTAATAAATTCATTTGTTTATTATATTTACCTATAGCTTCACTTCCTTGAAATGATTGTAATCTAGGAATTGTATTTAATAAACCTACAGCAATCATAGATCCTAATGGTACTTGCCATCCTAAATTTGTATCTCTTTGTGAATCTATAGATTGTTTATATAATTCTTCAGCAGAACTTATAGCAGCAATTTTTTTTAAGTTATATGCACCACTTGTAGTTCTAAATGCTTTCATACTAAAAGCAGCATAAGTAACTGGATCTAATATTCCTCCAGTCAATCTTCCTAAAAAATATGCTCCAGGATTTTCATTTATCATTGAGCTTTTTTCTTTAAGTTCTTCAATTAAATATTTAGTTTCTAAAGAACTTCCAGATGACTTAAAAAAATCAATACTATTAATATAAGGTTTTAATTGTGCATCATAAAAAGGACTATAACCTTCTTCATCTTGAAATTGTTTTGTTTGTCCTAGAAAAGAAGTAATACCTAAAGCTATTGAATTTTCTTCAAAAGCACCTGATTTAAATTGTTGAATTTTAGGATTTTCAAAAAATCTATCTATACTACTTTCTGTTGTTGTATCTTGTGGTAAAAATTTTCTTGATAAACTAGGATTTGCTATATTAGCCATTAATCTAAATTAAAACCATTTTCTTCTATATAGTTTAAAATATCTGTTTTAGTTGTTAGTCCTCTTACACCAGGATAATATATTGCATATAAAAGATTTTCCATTGTTTGACTATCTATATCTTGTGATTTCATAAATTTAATTACATATGAGTTTTCTTTTATATATGTTTGTATTGCTTCACCTACTATTGATGGTCTCGAAATTAATTGACCAGTATCTGTTGTCATTGTATCAGTTACTTCAAAAAATTGTGGATCATCAATATCTCCAGCTAAATTAAATGCTTGTGAACCAGCAAATACTTCTGGATTTAAATTATAACTATAAGCATTAGTACCAGGTTGTTGTATAAAATATAAACCATTATCTTCAATAGCTAATTTATATGCTCTTTTTAAATCAAATTTAACTTCATTTTCTCTCATTGTTCCATAATTAGAATAATATAATTCAGGATATCTATCTTTCATTTTTTCAATACCTATGTTTGAATCATTTTCCATAAATTTAATTCTTTGATAAAAATGTGCAGCAATATAAATATCTTTTTCTATTTTACTATCATAAGGTATTTTACTTTCTATAGAATTATGTACTAATTTAACTCCATTACCCATTTGTTCATAATTTGACATAGAAAATCCATCTCTATCTAATTTTTTTGCAGTCAAATTCATAGCTTGATCTTTATGTTTTAAAACTTGATTCTTAAATTCTTCTGGATTACTTGTTGATAATGAAAAATCTACACCAAGATTTTTTAATTGCTGTATAAAAGAATCATTAAATTGTTCTTTAATATTATCAGGAATTACAATATTAAAATCTTTATCACTTTCTTTTGTTAATGAGCCTCCAAAACTTGGTATTAAAACATTATTAGTTACAAGATCACTGAAACCAACAAGTATTTTTTTCCAAGTAGGAATATTATTACCTAAAGTTTCACTATAATTATCTGTTTTACTCCATTTATTTTCATCAGCTGTACCCATTAAAGTAAATTTTTTATCTTTATTAATTATTCCTAATTCTTCTAATTGTTCTCCAAATGGAATACCTATACTTATTTCAGGAATTTGGTTTGATATCCATTTTTTAAAAGCATCAGTACCCATTTGACTTTGTAAATCTTGGATAACTTTTATTTCTAAATCACCGCTTGTTACAGATATATTTAAATCATCTAATGATTCACTTACACCTTCTATAGAATACGGTTTTACTAACCAACCTCTATATTCATCTTGTAATGATCTAGCACCATCTATATCTACAATATTTAATCCTGAATAATTTGTTCTTGTGTTTTTAACAAAATTTAAAAATGATGGTAATTGTGTATCTATATATTGTTCAAATAAAATATCAGGATTTTCTCCTTGAATTAAATTTAAAAAATCTATGGTATTTCTAAGTTCTATTATTTGTTTATCTGTTATATTTGTTGATGCCATAATAACATCTATGTTATTAATCATATCTTTTGTTCCTGAAGGTAAATAACCATTTTGGATATTTGCTTTAATAGCTTGATAATTCAAAATATTACTTTGTTCTTGTTGTATTGTTTCTAAAGATTTTTGTAAACCAGGTGGAGAACCAGCTACAGGAGTATTTGTTTGACCATAATTATTAAAATCAATATTACCACTTTCAAACATAACCATATTTTCTACAAATTCACTAGCAGTTAAATTTATACTACCGCCTATGTTTGCATATACATAATCATCTAATTGATCTAAAGTTAATTCAATACCTGTTCTTTCTTTTAGTTTTGCTATAAGATTACTTTTATTAGGTAAATAATTATTTTCACTTCCTGGTTCTCCTCTTTCTTTATTTAGAAATTTATGAACAGTTACAGCTTGTAAAGATTCATTTACTATCTTTGTAAAGAGTGCTGGTTGTTGAGAAACAAGATTTCCAACAATAGGATCATTTAAAAGATCAGACATAATAGTAGCTTCTGTAGATTTTAATGCTTTATAAGTATTTGCTATATATTGAGTAGGAAAATTATTAGCTATTTTCTCTGTATTATAATTATTAGCAGCTTGTATTTTATTTAATTTATCAGATTGGACACTTAATAAATTATTTTTAACTACTTCAAGATTACTAGTTAAAGTATTAACTTCTTCAGGAGACATATCTTTTATTCTTCTTACATCAGGATTCTTTAAATAATCTTCTATATAATTATCAATTTGTATTTCAGCATTTTGTAATTGTAAACCCATGCCTTCTTGGTCATAATTTCCACTTTCAAAATTTACTTGCGATAGTAGTCCTTTAATAACTGCTGATTGATTTAATGTTTCATAATTAATCATTTGATCTCTTAAATCTTTATCAACCATTGCTGGTGTTACTAATAATGGTTTAAGTTCATTTAATAATTTATTACCATTTTCTTGTGTTAATAAATAACTTGTAACATTTTGTATAAATTCTAAGTCTATTAACTGTCTTTGTTTTTCAAGATTACCTGGATGTGCTTTTATAATTTGATCTATAGCATTAGATGTATTATCAAAATTTAATTTATTAAGATTATCATTAGAAGTAACTAGATTATTATATCTTAAATCATTTGCATAATCTTTTACATTATTGATCTGTGATGCATAGTTTATGTCTAATTTATTCTCAATATAATTACTAAATCTTTTAGGAGCTGTTTCTAAACTTTTTTCTCTATAAGATATAAATTTTTCCCTTAATCCAATTATATCAGGATTAGGACTATTTAATTCTTTTCTTGTTTCGTTTTCAATAAATATTGCAGAATTAGTATCAAAATTGTTTTGCCATTCTTTATCCATTATATCAACTTGAAATTGATTAACTTTGTCTACAGTTTGTGATAGATTAGATATAGACTTTCCAAATGTATTACTTGATGTTTTAACAACACCAAAGCTAGATTCTATTTGAGTTCTTCTTGATCCTCTTGATAATTGTTGTCCTCTTTCTAAAGCCATTAATATCTTTGCATTCCAGCACCATATGGTGTATTGAATCTAGCTCTTGATTCTCCTGGACTTACAGCATTTTTCATTTTGTTAGATTTTTTAGCTGGTTGATAATAATCAAAATAAGACCACCCAGTCATTCCACTTGATATTGCATCTGTAAATGCACCAAAGGTAGCTGATTGAGCTTGTATTTTAGAATTAATAATTGATTGATCGTATTTTGTTAAAGCTATATTTTTGTTTAATCTAATATTTTTAATGTCTTTAACTGCATTATTTCTTACATCTTCTTGTATTTCTAAAAAACTTCTACTGTCATCTAATATACCAGCAGCACCAGCAATAGCTCTATTATTATTTAATGTAATTTCCATCTGTTGATTTCTTAAATTTTCATCTTGTAATGCTCTTAGTTCTGCATATTTTTTTTCTTGTTGATATCTAATAATATCATTTTGTGCAGCTTGATTAGCTTGATAACCTCCATAAAGACTTCCTCCAGCTGAAACAGCTGAAGATACTAAAAACATTGTTGCTGGATCCATACCCATTAGTAAACTACCTCTACTGCCATACCTAAAACTTTAAGTGGTAAAGGTTCTGTTTGTGTAATTTTAACAGTTGGTTCTCTATCATATCCCAAAAAATAAAACTCCTTTTTTCCTGTTACTTTAGCAACACTTTGTGTTACATCAAAGTTTACTTGCCTAATAACTAGACTTTTAGCATTACTATCAGAAGCTTGTAAAGCTATATTTAATGTATCAGCTACATCTATAACTGCTCTTGATATTCTTTTAATTTGCCCTGTAAGTGGACCATTTTGTATGTCTTTATCTATAGGCATAGTTTCTAATGTTGGAGTATAGTTAAATCCTATATTAACTCCAGCACTATGAGCTTCATTAAAAGTAACAGTATTACTACTTGTTGTAGTAAATTCTCCTAATGCCATAGTACCATCAACAGCATAAACAACAGTAGATGTCAAGTGTGCTGGTGTATTATGCAATCTA